CTAATTCGAAAACTGGCTGATATCGAGGTCGGGAACTGCCTCTGACCAGACGATTTCGGCGTGGTCTTTCTGGTAGTTTTTCGTCATGTCCTCGCTCGCATGCCCTGCGATCTTTTGCCCGTCCTTTCCGGCTTTCTTGTATAGGTGCAGCGATAGTGCCCGCACTTCATGAAAGCCCGGCATTTCCTCGTCACTCCAATCCGCGTAGCATCCAGCATCCTCTCGCGCTGCCTTGAACGCACGTGTCAAATATCGCTCTTCGATCTTCGTCCAGTGGTCCTTGGTCTGGGCCTGCTTTTGCTTCAGGCGCTCCGGGCGCCGGTGAACGAGATAGGGCGAAGCCACGTTGTCCCGGCACCGACTGATGACAGCCTGCAACTCTGGCGTCACTCGGAATCTAATCCAGGCTGCGTCACTGGCCTTGGCCGTCTTCTGCTGGATGACATACAGAAAGCCTTCCCGCACGTCCTCAAACTTCATGTCCAAAATGTCGGTTCGGCGTTGGGCTGTGATCAGTGCCAGATCGATCGCGTTCCGGAGCCAGGCCGGCGACTTCTCGCGAATCAGTTTCAGGCCCTCGACCGTATGGCGCTTGCGCTGTTTCTTTTCGATTCGGTTGATGGTGCTGGCTGCAGGATTATCCGGGCACAAGCCTTTAGCGGCGGCATGATTGAATATGTCGATGAGCAGGGCACGGCACTGATTGGCGGTACGCGGCGTCAGTTCGTCGAGCATCACGGCAACCATGCGGATGCTGATCTGATCTACGGCCTTGCCTTCAAACGCTTTCCGGAATCGCCGAAAGTGAACCGTGTACAGCTGAAGCGTTCCTTTCGCGAGCTCCCTCGGCGGCAGTACGGTGGCTTCATAATGATCAAGAAATCCTGCAAACGATTCAGAGGTCACGCCCAGTACCGTTTCGACCAGATCGGCCCCCTGCATGAATGCCAGATTCAGTTGCTTGGCCGCGTCGACCGCTTTGATTCGGTCGATCCCAAATTGAAACCACTTGCCGTCAGTCGGCCTGCGATATCGATAGGTTCCGCGCCGGTCGTCCACGTACAGATTCTGGGGCAGCCCCTTGTTTGATTTGTTGCGCGGCCGGGGGACCATCATGCAGCTCCTTTCAATACCATCGCGATCAGGTCATTTCCTGCTGCTTTGTTGTAGGCGGCCCAGTCGATATACCAGAGCTTGCCGATTTGCTCACCTGGGAGCTGGCCGTTGCGGATGTAATTTCGGATCGCTTGGGGGCACGGCGGCGTGCCGTTCTCGCCCCAGCGCCGACGCTGAAACTCACTGATCTTGATCAGTTCTTTTCTCATTTTCTTGGCTCCGGGCCGCGCTGGGCGGCGGAAGGGGTTATTGAGGCGTTTTGCTCAGCACTGCATCAGCCACTTTCATGGCTGCCTGCGCGTCGTTGACGTAGGCCGGATCGAAGCCGCCGCAAAGGTGGATGGTCGCCTGGCATGCTCGTAGGTTGTCGCGGTTGAGCTTGAGCGCATACACCAACTCTTCGCGCAGTACCGCCTCTGCGCGGCCGAGGTCATAGAAGCGCTGGGCCCAGTGGCCGGGAGGCGGCGGAGTCGTACCTTGAAAACCAAAACCCATCGCGCCGACCGCGGCATCCAGAAGATCGCGCTTGTAGGCGTTGTCTCCATCAATGCTCAGGCCATTTCGGCGGAGCGCATCAAGAGCGTTGTTCGGGTTCGCTTGAGGCGCAGGAAGGACCAGGTCGAAGTCATCGTTGCCTGGGCGCACAGCGATCACAACCAGCTCGCAGTCGAGTGGGAGCTGCACAGCAATGTCAGGCAGGGCGTTGATTATTGCTTCACGCGTGTGATGCTTTGGACTAGCCATAAAAATACCTCGCCCGCCGATCAGCGGCAGGCTCTGTAGGGAAGGGGATATCAGGCAGGTGCTACCGATCACTGCTATGGTCCACGCAGCCAGCAGGAGCTGGGGCAGCACCAAGGAGAGGTCATGGAATGCACCACAACGGCAGATGAGGTTTACGGCCCGCGCAATGCCAGGCTCGGCTGGAGGGCGGTGGACGGCAATATCTGGTCGGAAACAACGATGATTTTCAGAATCATCGATGACCGGGTCTACTCAATGCACGAGCAGTACCTGGGCCGGCTCAAGTACGGCATGGCGATGACTGACAGGGGAGAGCTGATTTTCATGGTGCGGTAGGGTTGAGGCTATCGTTGGGCCAGCCGAGCGGCATTCCGTCAGCACGCATCAAGTGAGGCGGGAGGTCTTCGCGCAAACACATAGGCATTGTCCCAGGCACGCCGCAGGCGTGGCATCCGCTCGGCATGCCACGACATATCGAATGCAGCACAGGGAATCCGCTTTTGCAGCGATCGTTCGTTGCGTCGTACTCCGAGCAAGGAATTCTCTCGGGCATGACTTCGTCCTTGCCGCACACGCGGCTGACATTGAATTGGTTGAGAGGGGGTGGTTACTGCGGGGTGTTCGGGCGCACCGGGCAAAAGTGAGGCCCTGTCAAACCCTTGGAGAAGCGCTTTATGAGTTCAAGTATCGGCCTTTCGGCGGTGATACTCGGTTGTTTCGGCACTGCCTGGGCCGCTGCACGCCAGCAGGTTGGCCTGCTGGTCATGATCCTTCCCCTGTGTATTCACGCCAAGGGACTTTCACGCCGTTGACCAGAAAGCCCCAGTCGCCTTTCCAGCGGCTGGTGATGAAGAGCGTGTACACGCCGCTGGGCGACACTTCGTCGATGCGGTGGTATTCGCCGTGGTTGAGCCGTGCGGTGTCGCCTGGCATCCGGTCGGTGTACCCGGTGAGTTCCGAGGATGTGCCTGGTGGAAGTCCTACATCGAGCAGCCTCTGTTCCGTGTACCAACCACGCAGGATCACCGTGCGTGCATTCCACGGATGGTCGTGCAAGTCCCGGTCGGCGTCGGGGCGCATGATGTGGTGCACGCGGATCGACCAAGGACACCAGCGGATGCGCCCGAGGTGGGTTTCCCGGTCGTAGGCGTTGAACAGCCACCAGCGGCCCATGTACACCTCTCGGCCATCAGCTGACCGGATGTGCTGGTATGGGGTGCGCTTGGCGCGGGTGATGAGCCAGGCAGCGATTGCCGGGCGCGCGAGTAGATTGGCGAGCAGTCGCCAGAATAGATTGAGCATATGTGTTCCTAATTGCTATATTGCTTACAATCAAGCAGGGATGGTGAACTTATGATTTGCGCGCTTTGCCAAGAAGAAAAAGGAAAATTGATAGATAGCCATTTCATGCCCGCGGCTGCTTACACTCATATTAGGGGGCGGCAGTCTCTCGGGAATAACTCTCCTATTAGAATAAATCGTTTCAAAAATAAGTCATATCGTACTGATCAGCAAGTCAAGCGTCCGCTGTTGTGCCAGAGTTGCGAAAATCTATTCTCTACCGCCGGTGAACGATGTATGGGCAGGCTATGGGCTACCGCCAAAGGGTTTCCCTTGCTCGAGTTGCTTGATACTGACGCATTGATGTCATCCGGGGAATATTTCAATACTTACGATGCTAGGAAGCTCGATAGCGCTATCGTTGAATCTTTATTTTACTTCGCTGTGAGTATCTTTTGGCGCGCAAATGTATGGGATTGGGGCTGGGAGCAAGACGGCTACAGGCGTGCTTTAGGACCATACGAAAAAGACTTTAGAGATTTTCTTCTCACCGGCAAGAAGTTAGAGAGTGCTTTGCTTGTGTTGAGTGTAAATTCTGACAAAGAAACTGCTGCTGTTATGAGCTTTCCTACTTGTTCTAGGTCTGGTGAGGACAAACTCCACACGTTTGTGCTCCTTGGTATAAGATTTATGATGTATGTCGGAGGAAAAATTAGTTCTGAGACTCGATTGCCTTTCGAGTTAATGGAGACGCAAATAATCATAGTTTCTAGTGATTTTAGCAAATCTCCAGCATTTGGAGAGTTTGCGAAGGTCATTCAGTCGCAAACTCTTAGCAAGAAGTTTCTTGATTCCTTATTGCCGCACTGAGTTTTACTCACAGAGCCCATAAGCAGAGCTACAGGCGGTGGCGTCGGTTGCGATCATGAGGTCGTACTGAATGCCGCCTCGGGAGGTTTTTGACCACTCCACAGCCTGACGGATGCTTGCGATCTCTATCACTTCCAGCGCGCTCATGTCCGCAATAGAGCCTTTCGGGTGTTTGGCATTGGAGCCAGCGAAGAAGGTCGCCGCGCCGCGCTTGCTGGCCTGCTGGACAGTCCGCTCCCATCGGTCGATACGGTCGATCACCTCGGGGAAGCGCAGCGCAATCTCCCGTAGCTCATCCTTGCGGCAGTTGATGCAGGGCATGCACCCGACACGGCCCATGCCTTGGGAATAGAGTGGGTTAGGTTCGATGCCCATGAAGCGGTGGGCCTCGAAAACCGCCGGGATGTCCCATTTCAGAATTGGCCGGTAATTGAACAGGCCTCCGCCGACCTCGTCGCACTCGGGTAGGTAGCGCCGATTCAATGATTCGTCGGCGCGCACGCCTTGCCAACTGACCAGCATGTCGCCTTTTCCCATCATCGGCATAACAACCTGCTCGAGCATAGGGTCCCGCTTCAGTTCCATGGTGCAGAACTGCGCCTTGCGGCTCGGGAAGCGACCTTTCCAGATGCATAGGTCAAGGAAAGGGTTGCCTGTTGGCTCCAGCACTTCGAGTGCGGCTAGCACGATCGATTCGTCGATGCCTTGCTCTCGCCATTTGGTCGCGATGAACTGTCGCTTTCCGGCGATCTGCCGCGCGAAGCTGGCTTTAACTCTGGTGATCGGAATGCCAGTCGCGCGCTCCAGGTAATCGAGGTACTGGTACGTTTGCTCATGTTCGTTGCCGGTGTCGGCGAAGACGGCCTGCAGGTTTTCGGTCTCCAGCGCGATCGCCACCAGCAGTGTCGCGGTGGAATCTTTCCCGCCGCTGACGCTGACGATGTTCTGGGTAGGCATAGGTCATCCTCGCCGGGGTGGCGTGAGTCGTTGAAGTGGAAAAACCCCAAGTGGAATGCGGGGCTAGCGTGCTGGAAACTTCGGTCACTACTGACGAGGTGACCAGCATGGAAATACTGAATAACTGCGTTGAGCTGGCGAACAGCCTGATTCTTCTCGCACTAACGATCCACGCCTGCCGAGGCGTTCAGCGCAATAGGTGAGGATGGTTTATGGACGATTGTCCGCGCCGCAGTTGCGGCAGTCTTCGTAGGAAGGCGAGGGTACAAACCGGCCGCAGCCGCCACAGTTCTGAAGGCTCGAACGTGACCGAGACTTCACTGGCTTGGGCAGCTTTATGCCGGTTCCACGCAGAGCCTGCTTGATGTCGACGTCCTGGCGCCAGACCAGACGTCGGCGGATGGTTTCGATGTATTCGGCCGACCAGAGCTTGCGGACACCAGTGGAAAGGTCGACAGCGAACTCGATCCGTGCCTGCTCCAGGTTCAGGTTGCACGCCCGCCCGAGGTCTGCGGTAACCTGGTCTGGTTTCCAGCCAATCCAGTACACGTCGTTGCCGTTCCAGTCCCGAGGCACGTGCACGTAGACTCGGCATCCAGGCACCAGCATGGCGTCGTTGGCGCGCTCATCCATCAACTGGCAGTCGACGCCGTAGTGCGCACGGGCGTCGATGTATTCCTTCGGCCAAGGTATATCGGTATCGCGGTGTCCTGTCGCCCGCTCCAGGGTGTACAGCTCGCATTTATCCAGATCGGTGTAGTAGCCGCGATGCTCTTTGCCGTGGAAGGTCAGTCCATCGCCTACGTGGCTTCGGCTGTCCTGCAGGTAGAACTGACTCATGGCAATCTCCATGCATGCGCCGCCCTCCGTGTCCGGTGGTGGCAAATAGGTTGGGGGTGAGCTATAGATGATGACCGGCACGTGGCCGGGAAATGGGAGTAGCTTGGCTATGGATGATTCGAAAATGTCCCAACAGGAATTGAGCCAGCAGCTCAATCTTTCCCAAAGCGATGTCGTGAGCTTCATCAGTGATAATGAGAAAACCCCCGACGGTGGGTACTTGGTTTATTTCAGAACGACGACGCCTAAGACCGTGCTAAAAAAACTTGGAGTCAGCGGTGATTTAACCTTGAGGTTGCCTGCGGTCTGAGCTCGTCGGGTCAGCACTACATGCGCTTAATTTTGGGCTTGGCCCTTTCAGCGGGTAGTCGATGTTGAATTCACGGATCAGCCGCTTGATCATCGTGTTACTCAGTCCGAGCTCGACGACGGCGGCCTTCTGCGATATGCCTCGGTCGCGGGCGGCTTTGATCCGCACTACGTTCAATGCGTCAGCTACCGGATCGGTCTGATAGGGGATTAGGTTCGACGCCGGGCTGAAAGCCTTGTATTCGAAGCCATGCACGCGGGCCATCTTCCGAAGCCTGTAGATGCTCACGTCAGTTTTGCGCATGACATCGGTGATCGTCATCGTCTCGGCAAGCTTGCGGATGACCTCTACCGGCTCGGCTCGGGCGTTGCAGCGGTCTTGGATCACGTCTTGCGGCGCTGCGGCCCGCATTGCTTCTTTAGTCCGCCGACGCGGTAAAGGCTGGCGCGCGACCGGTGCACTCATCCGGCCGTATTCCTTTGGCTTGGGCTTCAACGGGAAGCCGCCTTTGGTTTCGATCACGCCGCCGCGCTTGAGGAATGCAGCCACCTCAGCCTCGAGGATGGCGGACCGCTCTTTGTTGCGCTGAATCGTGCTCAGCTCTGGACTGATCATCGGCTGGCACCGTACAGCGCGAACAGCGCCAGGCCGGTAGCGATGGCAGCAGTCCAGCGCAGCATGCGAGTGGCGAACGACCGCTGACGTACAGGCTGGGCTTCCAGTTGCTGAGCGACCTTGCAAGCCGCGCTGTGCCCGCGATGAACTCCGCGCACCGTACCGGTCGAGCGCTCGACGATGCCGAACTCGTTATTGCCGTTCGGCACGACCGTGAAGCGCGGCAGGGCTGCCGGGTTCTTGCGGCCGACCTTGTCGTAAAACTCGGCTGTGGAAAGGTTGCAGCGCTGGCGCAGGCCTTCGAGGATTGCACGACGCTGGCTGATTGTCTGATGCATATGAGGCTCCTTAACCGCATTGGCCAGATGCCAGGCACGGGTGACCAAACCCTGCCGTGAGACTGGCCTGGCACCTGCCGATGCGGTCGATTAATTTAGGGGAGGGTGATGCAGATGGCCGGTGCCAATCCCGGCATTCACTGTTTTCGGGGAAGACCCCCTAAGCCTTGTGCGGCACTGACGGGCCTGCGCATGGCGGCGCAATTCATCTGCTCTGTTGCGGTGATGCAGGGGGCCGCTTTCGCGGTGTGTACTCATCCGCATCGGAGATTGATCGGAACACCAGGGCGCTACCCCTGCTTGATTCCCGCCGCGTTTCAGGTATTGGCCGACAGATTCGGCTCAGGACTTTTCCGGGGCTTTGCGATCCTAGCGCTGCAGCCCGCTTGGGCACGCTCCGATCAATCTCCGATGCGGACTGGTCTGCGTTGAAGCGTTCCAGGCGATCGGGAAGGTCTCCAACCTTCAGACGGGGACTCTGATTATTTATATTGCCGTAGTCCCGTGAAGCGGCAATTTCGGTCTGGCTTTCGCCATGTTCTTTGGTGCAGCTATCAGCAGATCGCCGCCACTGGCCGAATCTTGTCCGAGCCCTTACGGCTGATCTTCTGTTCGTACCCGCCCCGGCGTGACTCGGGGGCTCTGCGCTCGCGCCTCATCGATTCGTCGCCCAGCACTGCGTGCAGAACGATCACCGACATGAACAACAGGCAGAGCGGGGAAATGATCTGTCGGCGCATGGCCTCGGCGATCATGGCTGTTTGGCGATTCACGCCGAGCTTGAACATGGCGACCGACAGCCGCTTGACGACCGTGCCCGGCGCGATGCCGAAAGTGCGGGCGATTTCCTTGGCCGTGCAGCCCTGGGCGGCTGACAACAAAAACTGCAACTCTCGCGGCGCAAGACCACGGCCGAGGTGGCCTCTCCATGCCCCACATACGATGGTGGTGTCCATTACGTTTTACTCGGTGGTTGTCATCCCAAAGCACCCGGCAAGCCAGGTGCTTTGGCGATGATGTGCACCGCGACCCGCTACTGGCGTCGGTCGCGGCTTGCTGCGTTAGCGATGTTGGTCAGTTGCCCGCTGTTGATTGCAGGGCTGACCGGTCGTTTTCATAGGTTGGCGGTGAGCTTCCTCCCCAGGGCGTCAATCAACATATGTATCTGTTCGCCGTGGATCACAGGTCCCTACAACATGCACGCTGCAGCTCGTTTGCCCGTTTAGGTGGGCAGGGTGCATGAGGTCCGGCACCCCTAATAGCCGAGGCTCGGGGCGCTAATTCAGTTATTGCTTTGGTGATGCCGTACAGCGGGTGATTCCGTTCTCTGTAAAGAGCTTCGTCCAGTCGGTCCCGTTATCCGGGGCTGGGAGATCACTTCGCTGATCCCGTGCTATCTGGCGGCTTCACCAGTCTTGTGTCGCTGCGGTTGATCGCTGCGATGGTTGAAATATGAACCATCAGTTCATAAGCAGTCAAGTACCAAAAGTACATAATTTTTGCAGGGCGAAAAAAAACCCGCTCAATGGCGGGCTTTTAGTCAAAAGGTATGTACTGCTAATGCGCGAATTTTACCTCGGTCGCCAGCGCCTCTTTGGCGGTAACGTATTCCGATTTGGCCCGTAGGTCCGGCCTGCGGTATGGGCTCATCGTAGAAAGATACGCCGCCCACTTGGTATATAGATCTTTCGCCAGTTCAGCCTGTCTTGCGCTGACTCCCGCGGCTTTCAATCTGGCAATTGCGGCATTACCTTCGGCGTTTGCGTGCTTTTTGCAGTCCATCAGCGCTTGGGAGTACTCGGCGGTCCCCTGTGGATCACTGTATCGAACGGCGTAGCTGCCTGTGACCGCCTCCAGGTCGCATTGAAATATCGGGATATCAAGCTGTTGGGAAAAGTTAGCTGCCGGCGAGCTCTCCGCGTCGTAGTCGAAAGACATCGGCTTGAAGACGTGAGCTTCACGCGGGGCGCTTTGGGTTGGCTTTTGCTGCGGACCAGCGCAACCGGCCATGCAGATTGCGACGGACAGCAAGACAAAAATTTTCGACGAATGCATTTTTCATCCTTCCATAGAGTTGTGCTCGGATTCTACCACGCGTGCCGAAAGCCCAACTGGATGAACGCCAAGCAAACGCCCTCGCCGGATGACCCGATCTGGTCTACAAAAAACCTGTCACACGTACCGCTACGCCAATGATTTTGCAGTCGTCTGTGCATTTAATCATTGCGTAACCAGGGTTGAGCGGCTTCAGATAGAGCTGGCCTGCATCGTCTATGAGCTTTTTGAAGGTCGCCTCGTTGCTGCTGGGGAGCTTGGCAACCACCAGCTTTCCGGGCCTCGCTTCAACGCCAGGGTCTACTAGTATCAGCATCCCCTCTGGAACGCTCACGCCCGTCGGTGCCGTCATCGAGTCTCCAGCCACTTCAAGCCAGAAGGCGCGGCCTTTGGCCTTGTAGTCAGTCGTCTCGTATCGGTCTGAAAAAGAGCTCTCGACAGCTTCCATCCAGGCGCCAGCAGCAACAGTGCTTACTACTGGATAGCGGTACATGACCGCGGGTTGTTCGACCATCGCTACGTTGGATGGCGCACTGGCGACAGATCGTGAGGTCGTCGAGGCGTCTTCAGCACCATTCTGGAGCCATGCCAGCGGCACGTTCAGCTCCTCCGATAGCGCCCTCATTTTGGCTGGGCCAGGCATTGCCTCTCCGTTCAACCATTTGCTGGCCGCCTTCGGAGTGACGCCTGTCATTTTTGAGAGACGAACGCCCGCTCCCCACGGCTCAATGTGGTTTTCCGCAAGTGCTTTCTTTAGGCGAACCGCGAAGGCCGCTCTCAAATCTTCGATCTGAACCATAGGTTCAATTCTGCACTGGCTTGCATGTACTTTCAGTTCCGACATAATATGTACTGCAAGTTCATATTTTACCCGGAGGCCGCATGAGCCCACTAAAGAAATCGATTGACGACGCCGGCGGCGTTCCGGTGGTGGCCTTGGCATGCGGGAAGACCCCGCGCGCCGTTTACAAATGGCTCTCCGCCGAGTGCTTGCCGCGCACCGAGTACACAGGTGAGACACATTACGCCGAGCGAATCTCAGCACTTGCTGCTGCCAGAGGTAAGCCTTTTGAGGCTTCCTGGCTGCTTGCCGAAGCGCATCCGAACAAGTCAGCAGCGTGAATTGAATTATCCGCTCAGGCGGGAAGGGCAGGTAGTACAGCGGATGGGCTGTTGATTCATCCAGTACCAAATTTCAGGCAAAAAAAAGCCGGTGGCTAGACCGGCTTCTTCACAACACTACGAGGTCAATTATGCCCACCAATCCAGCGACGAGCAATACCTGCGAAGGCCTGTCAGCTTCGTCGTTTACGCGAAATCTGACGCGTCATTTCTCAACCTTCACGCATGGAGGGCTGTGATATGGCCCGAGCACGCAACATCAAGCCAGCGCTGTTCAAGAACGAAGTGCTTGGCATAGCTGATCCCATGCTGACCTTGCTGTTCGAGGGTCTGTGGCTGCTCGCTGATAAAGCTGGCCGCCTCGAGGATCGTCCCCTTCGAATCAAGGGTGAGCTCTTTCCGTACCGTGACGGCCTTGATGTCGACGGCATGCTGGCCTGGCTGGCGGCCGAGGGCTTTATTGTCCGCTATACGGTATCCGGCAAGCGCTATATCCAAGTCGAGAATTTCGACAAACATCAGAACCCGCATCGTAATGAACCGGAGTCAGTTATCCCTTCTGCATCAGAAGGTTGTATCAGTACCGATTTTGGCGGTACTGCTACTGCCATTATCGGTAGCGCTCCGGCTGATTCTCTGATTCCTGATTCTCTGATTCCTGATCCCCTCAACACACCGACGCCTTCGGCATCGTCGCCGACGACGGGCGATCTGTTCCCAAAGTTCTGGAAGCTTTACCCGAACAAGAAGGGGAAGGCGGCAGCCGAGAAGGTTTGGCGGAAACTCAAGGTCAATGACGACCTGTTCACGCTGATCGTTGAGGGTTTGGCCAGACAGTGTGTTTCCCCGGCGTGGACCAAGGACGGCGGACAGTTTGTTCCGCACCCAGCCACTTGGCTCAACGGCAAGCGCTGGGAGGATGAGGTGCAGCCTGCAACCAACGTGCATCAGTTCCCCAACTCCCGGCACCACGGTTTTGCTGATCGCGATTACACCGCAGGACTGATCACTCGGGAGGATGGCAGCTATGCGATCTGAGAACGTCGTTTCCATGCCCCGCGCCACGCCACCGCCGCAACAGACGACCGGCATCTGCGATGACCATGGGCAATTCCCTCAGACCGTAAACGTTATTTTCGGCAGGGTATTCAAAACCGGCTGCCCGGAATGCATGCGTATCGCGAAGGATGAGGACGCGGAGCGTGCAAGGATCAATGAGCGATACGAGTTATTCCTCAAGTTCGGCGCAGCGCTGATTCCGAAGCGGTTCGCGACGAAGACCCTTACCGGTTACATCGCCGATACCGCCGGCCAGAAAGAGGCGCTACGGGTGTGTCGAAAGTACGTGGACAAGTTTCCGGAGATATCCGAAACGGGTCGTTGCCTGCTGATGCTCGGCAAGCCTGGCACCGGCAAGACCCACCTGGGCACTGCCATTGCCAACGAGCTGATGCGCAAGACTGACGCCACGGCCGTCTACCGAACCCTCGGCACGATCCTGCATGACATCAGGTCGACCTATCGCCAGGGCAGCGAGCGTACCGAAGGGCAGATCATTGCGGCTCTCGTCATGCCGTCCTTACTGGTTCTCGATGAAATCGGCGTGAGCAAAGAGGCACCGAGTGATTTCGAGCTGACCACGTTGTTCGCGATCATCAATGGCCGTTACGAGCAGATGCGCCCGACCGTGATTATTTCCAACCTCGACGGAAAAGCACTGCCGGCGGCGATGGGCGAGCGCTGCGTTGACCGGCTGCGTGAAGGCGGGGTGATTGTGCTCCCGTTTGAGTGGGAATCGCATCGCGGCAAGGAGGATTTCTGACATGGGCATGCAACTTGATTTTGCACAAGAAAACCTGATGTTCGAGAGGGCTGCTGCCGCCATGAGTATGCGGCTAGACAAGCTCCCAGGCGGGTTTTATGCCGATCAAGGTACCCAGCACGCCTGGGCTCTCTGGATTCATCGCGCTGCATTAACCATCGAAATTCTCACCATGCAACTCGAGGGCTCGCAATGAGCAAACTCACCAAGGCAGCGCGCGACCGCGAATGCCAGATCCGTTACCCAGGCTGCTCGAGCGAATCCTCGACCACGGTGCTGGCCCATTACCGGCTGGCCGGCACTTGTGGCATGGGCTTCAAGCCAAACGACCTGCAGGCCGCTTGGGCGTGTGCGTACTGCCACGACATCGCCGATGGCCGCCTGCGAGCTCCGGCGGTGCTGAGCCGTGACGAGGTCCGCCTGTTCCACGCCGAGGGGGTCATGCGTACCCAGGACGCGCTGATTCGTGAAGGGAAGGTGTCGCCATGAAGCCCGCCGAAATGACGTTGTTCAAACCCAAGCGCACCCGCGCCAAGTCGGTCGACCGGGAGGGCTTGGAGCAGGCCGCGCTGCTGCGCGAGCTCAAGCTGCGTATGCCCTTGGTGGCGGCGCTGATCTATCACGTTCCCAACGGTGGCCACCGGCACAAGCTGGTTGCGATCAAGCTGAAAGAGCAGGGTGTGCGCGCCGGTGTTCCCGATCTGGTGCTGCCGATGGCACGCGGCGGGTACTTCGGCCTGTACATCGAATTCAAGGCCACTCCGCCGCACGATGCCGCTGTCTCGGGCAGCCAGTACGAGTGGATACGCCAACTCGGCGAGCAAGGCTATCTGGCGATCATCTGCCGCGGTCACTTCGACGCGATGGAGCAGATCCGCGCATACCTCCGACTTCCTCAGACCACGGTAGCCGCATGAGCCAGACCCTGCTTACTTCGTTCTCAGATGCGGAAATCCGCCGGCAGGCAGCGAATTCAGACGTGCGCGACCTGCGCGATGCTCGTTACCCGGGCGTGTATTTTCGCTTTCACCAGAATCGCGAGCGCGGCACCTGGCACCTGGTGGTGGGCAAGAAGTGGGAGAAGATCGCCGGTTTCCCAGAGCTGCCGGTGAAAGGGCTGATCAACGCTCTGCCGAAGATCCGGGAGCGCCTTGCGACTGACCCGAAGGCTTCCGCCGCCGCCGGCACGCTGCAGACCGTTGGCCAGTTACTGGAGTGGTTTATGGTCCGCCAGTCCACCGAGCGCAGTCTTTCGGCAAAGCGCCGCGCCACCAACACATCGATCATCACCTGCCACCTCAAGCCGCGTCTGTCCGAACTGCTCATTGCCGACGTGGACCGGTCCACCTTGGACAAGCTGGTCATGTGGCCCATGCAGGCCGAAATGTCGCTCTCCTACGTCCGGTTGATGTGGGGCGTGCTGGTAGTCGCGTTCCGACAGGCCGAAAAGCTGCGTCTGATCGCCCAGAACCCAGTCGCCGGTTTCAAGTTCACCGACTTCACCAAGGCCCGCATCCTGCCGAAACCATCGCGGCTGCGTGCCGTTCAGCTGGAAGAGGTGCTTTGTGACCTTGCTGCTGGATTCGACCAGCACCCGCAGGACTGCATGCTGGCCTTGATGATGCTGTGTCACGGCACGCGTGCTGGCGAGACAAGGCAGGCCCGCTGGTCGCATCTGACGCTGGGTGAGCAGGGCGAGTGGTTCATTCCTGCCGAGAACACCAAAACGCGCTGTGAGCATCGGCTACCGCTGACCCATCAAGCCTGCGCGCTGCTGGAGCGTTATCGGGACTGGCAGTCGTCGAAGGGCTACAAGGGTGCCTACATGTTCCCGGCTCGCAACCGTGGGCCGATCAGCGACAGCCAGGCATGTGCCGTATTCGCTCGCCTGGGCAAGGGTGAGTGGACGAGCCACGACCTGCGCAAAGTGGCCCGGACCGGCTGGACTGATCTGGGCGTCGACTTCCTGATCGGCGAGATGCTGGTGAACCACACGCTGACCCGCAACGTGCAGACCTATATCCACACCTCGGCTGAGCTGCTCAAGCGTGACGCGCTGAACAAGTGGCACGAATGGTTAGACGGGAAAGGCTTTAGCCGCATTCACCGCTCGACCCTCACTAGAAACGAAAATTCGCAGAATGCCGTCGAGGCCAATACTGGCGCGGCTTCCAGCGCGATCACGAATCCATAAAAGGCGAGGTTTAAAAATGGCGTTCGTAATGGTGACGTTCATCGCCCCTGGGGGATTCACGCTTTTTGAGCAGCGTGAGATCGAGCCGAATCTGGGCGACATAGTGATGATTGGTGCGGACCAGTTCGCGGTGCAGGCGGTGCTTGTTCCTGATTACTGGTCTGCGTATGGCGATGTAAACCAGTTCAGATCGGCAACGGTCCTGCTGGACTGGAAGCCTGCGGAGGCAGCATGAAGAAGAGTCCCGAGGAAGTTTTAAAAATGACTGAGTCGACCACAAAGGTGCAGTTTGCTGGCCGCGCAGTACTGCTTGTCCATGACGCGCGGACTTCTGCGGGCCATCAAATCTATGAGGTTGATGGGCAACGGTGCTGGGCAAATGGAGTAGTGGGCCTCATGGATCTGCACGGCGATCCTGTTCCGGGCTCAGGCACGCGGGTCGTCTTCACCCAAGTCGAAGAGGTCCCGGCCAAATGAAGAAGAGTCACGGCCCAGCGTTCCGTGCCGCCCGACTGGACCTGGCCCAGTGCCCGGCCTGCCGAGGTCGCGCAGTAATCAAGGGTGTTTTCCACGAAATGGCATGCGTGCAGTGCAACGCCTCGGGCTGGGTCGACGCCGAGACAGGTGAAGCGCTGCCGCTGGAAGTGCTGGTGACGCAGCTGAGCATGCGCCTGCAGGCCTCAGATGCACGGGTAAAGTTTCTTGAGCATGAGGATCCAGCTGACCGATTCCGGAGAATTCATCTCTGTAAGCCTTACAGCGCGGAGTCCGAGCAGTACGAACGAAATAACCGCCGCGGTGCCGGTGGATCGAATTACACAGGGGATTGACCATGAAAAAGCGTACATACGTCGACAAGCCATTGGGCGACACCGAATACCTGCTGGAAAACTGGGGCTCCTGGCGGATGTCTGGCATGGGCGTGCCGCGCTACGTCTCCCCACTGGCAGCGTTGAGGAACCAGTGCTGCCCAGAGCCTAGCGCAATGACTTATGTCATCACCGACGACACGGCAATGCTTGTGGATTCCGCCATCGCAAGGCTGATCGCGCGCAACCAGCAGATGGGTGATTTCATCTGGTGGTATTTCGGTTCGAAGTGGACGATGGTCCGTATCGCTGAGACTCACAAGATGTCGGAGCGGTCAGCACGCGAAATCATCCGTCAAGGAGTGGCATGGATTGACGGTGCGTTGGGCGATATTTGCGAAGCGGCGTAAAAAGTTCTTTCAGGCCTGATAAACACCTGTTTTTATAGCACGGTGTTTAGCTGTTCCAGCGCGGCACCCCTGATGAATAAGCCCAGCCAAGTGCTGGGTTTTTTGTTGCGTACAAATAGTGGCAGGTTGATACTGTTTCGACATTCAAAAGCTATGGAAGCCTCATGAAGCGCGACTGGAAATACGTAGTGTTTGTCTTGGAAGCGGTGGAAGCCAGCCGAATGCCTTTTTCTACGCTGACTTTACAAGAGCTAACCGAATCGGCCAAAGCCTTCTTCGGTGCAGAGCCTGAAGTTGAATTACAGATCCAGGCAACAGTTCTGCAGCTGTGGTACGGCGAGTTTCTTGTCTTGGAGCGTCCTAGAATGGGAGGCGAGGGATTAGCGCTCGGTCAGCTCAGAAGCTTGACATGGAAAGGTTACGATTTGCTGGAGTCCAAGCGGACCTAAAGGGTGGTTGATCAAAAAAACGCTGGGTCGTCAATAAGCTCAATATGTTCACCGCATATCCCTTGTTATTCAAAGGCTCGCCATATCGGCGGGCCTTTTTCATTTCTGGAGCATCAGATGCAGAGCAATGACTACGTGCCTGGCGTATCCGGCTGGAAGCTCAACAGGCTTACCGGTGAGTTTGAAATCAACTCGGCCAAGATTTCTGTCGGAGGCCTGTCTGAGCAGCCTCAGATGATTACCGTTACCGCTGGCGAATGGGCTGCGCAAGATCTTCCAGAAAACGCCATCGAGCATTACGCCTTCATCGGTTCGGAAATATCAAAAATTCCAGGTGAGTATCGAGCCAGTGCCGAGATCGGCACTTTTGATGATTCTAATGAGCCGGGTTTCGTGGACATCCGCACGAAGCTTACGTACCAGCGGCCCGAAACCGCTGAAGAGATCGCGGCGCGCACTAAGGCGTCTAGAAGCACGGGCTACTCCATCAAAAAAGAAGGTGACAAATTCACCTTTTTCCATAATGGCGTGCCCCACATCGTTTTGGGCGACCTCGATAAGGTTGCCGACAAGCCCGATAAGCCTTTCGCTGTGGAAGCTGGTCAGTTATTTATCAATGAAGCCCTAATAGCGGACGGCATGATCGCCGACAAGATGGCGCCGCGCCCTGGCTTCAGTGATTTAGTGTCCCCAGGCTTTTCCATCAAAATGGTTACCAACGAAAAGGGTCACTATTTCGCTGCGGGTATCGGCCTGGGGCTCGAAGGCATGAAGTCCGATATCAAGCATGCGGTTGCGACCCGCGCCAGCGCCGACACTCAGCTTTCTGCCCGCATCGGCACGCTCGAAGCTCGAATCAGTGCTGCAGAATCCCGTATCACTCAGCAAGGTTCCGCTATCACGCCGCTCAAGTAACAGCCAAGCAATACCGTCAACCCAGCCCGAGCGGCTTTTATTTATTGGAGTAACGATGGACCCAACCGACCTTGGCCCAGGCACAGCTACCTGGCTGGGCGGTACGGGCACAATCCTGCTGGGTGGCTTCCTGTGGTTGAGGAAATTCCTCTCCCGGGACGCGACCGACCGCGCCATGGACAACGCCGATATCGGCACCGTCCGCAGGCTGAACGAACTGCTCGACTCTGAACGCATTGCTCGCAAAGAGGCTGAGGCCCGAGCCGACCAGTTCGCCAAAGAACGCAACGAGCTGGCTGCCGCTGTCGGCCGGATGGAAGGGAAGATTGAAGCCCTGACCGGCCAGGTTGCTCAGCTCACTGACAAGGTGACCAGCCAAAGCGCTGAGATAGCCCGTCTGCGTTCACAGCTCGGAGGTATCAACTGATGGAAAGATGCGTTAGAGACTTCATCGCCCGACGGTGGTGGCGTCGCCTTGAAGTATGGGTGATTGCCTCGCTGCTGGTGACTGGGTCGTTTGCTCTGGGCTTCGGTGCCTCGCAATGGTCGCTTGCCAGTTGGTATAGCGCCCAGGTCGCCGAGGTGCGCCGGGGTTACGACGAGGCCACTGTGCAGCGCGACATGCGCCTGAACAAGCTGGCCAAGACCGCGACCGATGCAGCTGTAAAGGTTGAAGGTGCAGCCGGCAAGGCCACCGAAGCGGCAGAGGTGGCCAGCAAGGCCGCTGACAAGGTCAACGAGGCGGTAGAGCGGCAGACGCCATAGCGCGCCACAAATTCAGACACCGCCATTTCGTGGCGCGAACCACAAAGGAAAGGTCATGGATAACCAGCACAAGAAAATCACCGGCTACCGCGACCTGAGCCAGTCGGAGATCGACGGTATCAACTCGATAAAAGCCCTTGAGGCTGACGCGGCTGATCTGGTGAAGCAGTTGAAGGCCATCCCCGATGTTGATCAGCGTGCCATTGCCCTGGCGGTCACCAACTTGCAGCAGGCTTGCATGTGGCTGACCAAAGGCGTTGCCCGTTCGGACAATCCATTCAGCTGATCAGCAAGAAAGCCAAGTGACGATCACCAAGAAGAACTGGATGGTCACGACACCCGGCCACAAACCCTTCCCGATGATCCTTCTTGAGTGCGCCCTCGATCACGCAGGCGCGCTTGCCTTTGCCCGGTCGATCTGGCCGCGCTGCACAGTGGAGTAATTCATGACCGACACCAAGACACTCCGGGTGGCCACGATCGTTCCAGGCCCCCAAGAGAGCCCGAACGCCCCGCACCTAGCCAATGGCACCAAGGTGATTCTCTCTGATGGTAGTGAGCTGAGTGGCGTTACTGGCGTCACCCTGCGTGCAGATGTTGGAGGCCTTTGGAAGGCGACCATTGAAGTCTACCCACACGAAGTTCCCACCTTAATGGTCGAGGTCACCGCCTTGGCTGATGAGGAACGCCAGTATGCGCAAGGTGGCTGCCTTGTGACTGAAGGCTGTGCCAATGCCCCATCGGGCGGAACGTCCCTTCTGGAACGCGGCGAACAGGTCATACCTCATGGCGTGTAGTGGCTGCGAAGCCCGACGCGAGTGGATCAAGAAGTGGAGCAAGGTGGCATATGAACGAGCACAGCAACTCCTTGCTAAGCCAGATCCTGGCCGAGCAGATGAAGCAGTACGAGCTGCTACAGCGGATGGCAGAGCAACAGACGCTGCTGATCGACGCACTGAGTGAAGAAGAACCGGAAGACCCCGATACCCAGCCCCGCACCTACCTGGACGGTACACCATGCCGCTGAGGCCGCAGAAGCCATGCAATGCCCAGGGCTGCAACACATTGACCCGCAACCCTCGGTACTGTGACGCCCATAAAGATGTAGGCAAGCAGTTCGAAGTAAAGCAGCGGGAGAAGCAACGCGAGACCAGCAGCCAGCGCGGCTACAGCTACAAGTGGCAACAGGCGCGCAAGGGCTTCTTGGCTAAGCATCCGCTCTGCGTAGAGTGCGAGCGCATTGGACGTGTCACAGCGTCGACAAACGTTGATCACATCGTTCCTCACAAGGGTGACATGGACCTGTTCTGGGATCGATCCAACTGGCAGGCCATGTGTCACCCATGCCACAGCACGAAGACGGCGACAGAGGACGGCGGATGGGGCAACACCCAGGCTGCCCGGGCTCGCTGACCGAAACGAGAACGATTCTCGTCATTTTTCACGAAAAATGCACCGATATGGTGCGTGCACCAGTCTGGTGCGGCGGGGGAGGGTCAAAAGTCTGGTCCCTTTCGCTTCTAGACCGCGCCCTCAATCGTTTTTTTACACCCGCGAAATTAAAAATTCTGGAGTTGCGCGATGGGAGGTACCGCCACGGTCGCCGGCCGTGGTCGCAAACCCAAGCCGACCGCCAAGAAAGCACTAGCCGGAAATCCCGGCAAACGCGCGCTGAATAAGGCCGAGCCGGCTTTTTCGAAGATCACAAATGTTGATCCGCCTGAATGGCTCAGTGACCGCGCTTCGCAGATGTGGAAGATGATTGTTCCCGAGCTTCTGCGCGAAAACGTGGTTGCGATAACTGATTTACACAACGTCGAAGCGTTCTGCGTTGCATACGACAACTGGCGAATGGCGCAGCAGTCAGTCCAGGCCCACGGCATCGTGGTTACCGGTGCCACCGGCGGACCGATGAAAAACCCCGCACTGACCGCGGCGAACGAAACGATGCGGCAAATGGTTACGTTCGGGTCGATGCTCGGCCTTGATCCAGCCAGCCGCACACGTCTGATCGGAGGAAACAAGGAAAAAGAGACCAACGAATTCGCCGAACTATTGAGATCCTGAATGGCCAAGTCCGCCCACCCCAACGTTGATAAAGCGATGGTGTGGGGTAGGTCTCTGCTGCGTGGGAAAGTGCCAGCTTGTCGCTACATCCATCAAGCAGTGCAGCGCCATTTCGATGACATGGCAGCCAGCCGCAAGCGCGGGTTCAGATTCAAGTTCGATCCAGCGAAGGCTGAGAAAAAACTCAAGCTGATTCAGCTATTGCCGCATACCAAGGGTGAATGGGCGTTCAAGCGTCAGCGAATCAGCCTTGAGCCATGGCAGCTTTTCGGTCTCGCCGTCACCTTCGGGTGGGTCAAGAAGAAGGGCGGGTACCGCCGTTTTCGTGAGAGCTACTGGGAGATTCCCCGCAAGAACGGAAAGTCGGTAGTTGCGGCCGGTGTCGGCATCAGCATGTTCGTTGCGGATGGTGAGTACGGCGCCGAGGTGTACGCAGGTGCCACCACTGAGAAGCAGGCTTGGGAGGTTTTCCGCCCTGCGAAACTGATGGTGGCCAAGTCACCGATGCTGGTCCAGGCGGCGGGTATTGAGGTCAACGCCTCGAACATGAATATTCCGTCCGACTTCAGTCGCTTCGAGCCACTTATTGGCGACCCTGGTGACGGCGCATCACCCAGTTGCGCGATCGTGGACGAATATCATGAGCACCGCACCTCGGCCCAGTACGACACCATGCTCACCGGTATGGGCGCCCGCCGGCAACCGCTGATGTTCATCATCACCACTTCCGGCGCCGATATCGAGGGGCCTTGCTACGACAAGCGTCGCCAGGTCATTGAGATGCTGGAGGGCACTGTCCCAGACGATGAACTGTTCGGCTGGATCTGGACGCTTGATGAGGGCGACGACTGGACCGACCCCAAGATGTTGGCCAAGGCCAACCCCAACCACGGCGTGTCAGTGTTCCAGGAATACCTGGAAAGCCAGCAGGCGCGGGCGATCCGCTCGGCTCGGTTCACCAACACCTTCAAAACGAAGCACCTCAACCTTTGGGTGAGCGCAAAGTCTGGCTTCTTCAACATGCAGGACTGGAAGTCCTGCGAGGACACCTCCCTTACGCTCGATCGATTCGAGGGGCAAGAGTGGATCGCCGGTTTCGACCTTGCGCGGAAGCTGGACATGAACTCGAGGGCGCGCCTGTTTTGGAAGGTGATCGACGGAAAGACTCACTACTACAGCGTGGCTCCCAAGTTTTGGGTGCCATACGACACCGCTTATGACAGCGACAACAAGCGCATGTCCGAGCGCTTCCAGGCCTGGCTGAACTCGAAACACCTTGAGGTCACCGATGGAGCCGAGATCGATTACCGCGAAATCCTCGAAGACACCAAAGAGGCAAACAAACACGCACCGCTGCGCGAGTCGCCGATTGACCCACACGGTGCTACTGGGTTGAGCCATGACCTCGACGACGAGGGTTTCAACCCGGTCACCATCACCCAGAACTACACCAACATGTCCGACGCCATGAAAGAGCTGGAAGCGGCTATCACCGCTGGAAGGTTCCACCATGACGGCAATCCGATCATGACCTGGTGTATCGGCAACGTGATCGGCAAAAACATGCACGGTAACGACGACGTAGTACGGCCCATCAAACAGGGCGATGACAACAAGATCGACGGCGCTGTTGCACTGATCATGTCGGTCGGGCGGGCGATGCTGCAAGTCGTTGCCGGCGATGGCGGCGTGGACCGATTCATGGATTCAATCCGGGACCCAATATTCGAATGAATACAGCATCAATCATTTACCTGCTGACTGCAGTGCTGGGCTTTGCCCTTGCAGTGGCAGGCGTTTACGTACTGCTTGGCGTGGGTTGGGCGCTTCTTGCCGCCGCTTCGTCATGCTTCGTCGCGGCAGCATTCATCCGAAGAGGGCTGACCAGTGGCTAAGTCCCTCCTGTCCGTACTGAGCAGCGCGGTGTCTGCGCCGCAGACGTCGATCATTGACTGGGTCGGTCGGTCGTTATCCGGTGGCGCCGGCGGGATCTGGGCCCAAACGGTCGGCAGCACGTCCACTACCGGCAAGACCATCACCGTCAACAAGGCGATGCGCTTGGCGGCCTGCTGGTCCTGCGTCCGGCTGATCTCGGAGACGATCGCCACGCTGCCCTTGGGCCTGTACATGCGCCAGGCCGACGGCGGCCGCAAGGTGGCCAGCGACAACGATCTGCACTGGATCATCAACACCAACCCCAACAGCCGAATGACCGCCGTGCAGTTCTGGGAGGCGGTGGTCGCCTCGATGCTGCTGCGAGGCAATGCCTTCGTCGAGATCGTCCGCATCGGCGGCCGGATTGTGGCACTGGAGTTCCTGCTGCCCAACCGCATGGACCTGGACGTCGCCGACAATGGCGAAATCCTCTACCGGTACCGCGAGAAGAACGGTCAGCTGCGCGACATCGCGGGCAGCGACATGATGCACATCCCGGCGTTCTCGCTGGACGGTCAGATCGGCCTGTCGCCTATCGCCTACGGCGCCGATGTCTTCGGTGCGGCGATGTCGGCAGAAGATGTGGCCGGCTCCACCTTCAAGAACGGCATGCACCAGACGGTCGCCTTCGAGGTGAACAAGACCCTCTCGCCGAAGCAGCGTGATGATTTCCGGGACTACGTCCAGCGCATCAGCGGCGCCATGAACGCCGGCAAGTCGCCGGTGCTGGAGGAGGGCGTCAGCGCCAAGGTCATCGGCATCAACCCGGTCGACGCCCAGCTGCTGGAGTCTCGCGAGTACAGCGCCGAGGAGATCTGCCGCTTCTACATGGTCGATCCGACCATGGTGGGCTACAGCGACAAGGCTTCGAACTGGGGCACGGGCCTGGAGCAGAAGCTGCTGCGCTTCCTGACTTTCACACTGCGCAGCTACATGCGCCGGATCGAGGAGGGCATCAACCGTAACCTGCTCACGCCAGCCCAGCGCCGCCAGATCTACTCGGAGTTCTCCATCGAAGGCCTGCTGCGTGCTGACAGCGCCGCCCGCGCGACGCTGTATTCGGGGATGGTGCAAAACGGCATCTACACCCGCGACGAATGCCGCATGAAAGAGAACCTGCCCAAGATGGGCGGAAATGCCGGTGTGCTAACTGTGCAAACCAACCTTTCGCCGATCGACAAACTGGGTCAGGGCGATGACGGGCAAGCCGCAAGGGCAGCTCTACAGAACTGGCTGGATCAGCCGGCAAACTCGAAGGAATAAATCATGCAACCAAAATCCAAGGCTGGCAGTTTTAACTGCGAGCTGAGCCCGCGCGCGCTCGACAGATGGAATCCGGCCATCAAAGCGGCCGTGGAGTCCACCAGCGATACCATCACCATCTACGGCGTTATTGGCCAGGACTGGTACGGGGAAGGCGTTACCGTCTCGCGTATTGACGCGGCCCTTCGCTCAATCGGCGACAAGCCAGCCACCGTGTACATCAATTCGCCAGGTGGCGACATGTTCGAGGGCCTGGCCATCTACAACCGGCTCCGCGAGCACAGCCAGCCGATCACAACCAAGGTCCTGGGCTTGGCTGCCTCGGCTGCGTCGGTGATTTACATGGCCGGCGCAAAGCGCGAAGTGGCCAGCAGTGGGTTTCTCATGATCCACAACTGCTGGACTCTGGCAGTCGGCAACCGACATGACTTGCGCGATGTAGCGAACACGATGGAAGAGTTCGACGCAGCGATGGCCGACCTTTACGCGGAAGGCAGCGGCCAGGCAGTTGCTGACATTGCCGAGATGATGGATGACGAGACGTTCATACGCGGGCGACGAGCAGTTGAGCTCGGGTTTGCAACGGCCGTTCTCTCTTCTGACGAAATCACCGAGCGTGAAGACGAGCAGGCCCAGCAGAGTAATGCCCTTAAAGCCATGGACATCGCTCTGGCAAAGGCCGGAATGGCCCGCAGCGAACGCCGCGAACTCTTCGCCAATTTCAAGTCCAGCACGCCGCGCGCTGCTGGCGGGGGTACGCAATACGCTGCCTCGTCCGATAAGCCCCGCGCTGTCGAGCTGGACCTGTCACCCCTGCCGAAACTCAACTTTTCCTTTCCCGTATGAGGCTTCACACAATGATGAAATTTCGTCTGTCCCCGGCATTCTTGATGGCTGTGTTGTCCATCGCTGCCTTGATCCCGCTGACCTTCGGTGCCACGGCCGAAGCAGTTATGGGTTCGCTTTTGCTGGTGGGTATTTCCACAGCGCTCGTAAAACGTGGAACCTCTCAGTATCGCGGCTGGAATGCTCAGATGGGTAAAATCGGTGAGGATGACATCGAAACCCAGTACAAGCAGACCCAAGCCAACCTCAAGGACATCGGTGATCAGCTCAAGGCACATGCCGAGCAGGCGCAGAAGAATGTCGATCGCCATGAGGGCCTGAGCAAAGAAACGTCGGCCAAGGTTGACGAGTTGCTGATGAAGCAGGGCGAACTGCAGGCTCGCGTGCTGGAAGCCGAGCAAAAGCTTGTCAATGCCAATCGCGACACACAGCGTAACGAGTCCCCGAAGTCCGCTGGCGAGTTGGTTGTTACCAGTGAACACATGGAAGGCGTCAATTCGTCTTTCCGTGGCTCCCGTCGTGTTTCCGTGCCTCGCGCCGCTATCACCACCACATCCGCCGGTGGCTTGGCGGCCACGGAGCGCCTGGACACTGTCGCGCTGCCGGGCATGCGTCGAGCCACCATTCGCGATCTGGTTGCCCCCGGCCAGACCGAAGCTGGCTCGCTTGAGTACGTCCGCGAGACAGGCTTTACAAACAATGCCGCGACCGTAGCGGAGGGCTCTGCAAAGCCGTATTCCGAAATCACGACTGCCTTGGTAACGGCGTCGGTTCGTACTATCGCCCACCTGTTCAAAGCGTCGCGTCAGATTCTGGATGACGCGAAGGCTTTGCAGAGCTACATCGATGCGCGCGCTCGCTATGGCTTGCTGCTGACTGAAGAGGCGCAGTTGCTGTACGGCAGCGGTGCGGGTGCAAATCTGCAAGGGCTTGTTCCGGTTGCAAACGAATACGCGTCTCCAGCTGGCTGGACCGTAACCGGCGAGCAGCGCATCGACCGCCTTCGCCTGGCCCTTCTGCAAGCCGAGCTGGCAGAGTTCCCTTCGGATGGCATCGTGCTCAACCCGACTGACTGGGCTCTGATCGAGTTGATCAAAGACAGCCAGGGTCGCTATCTGATCGGTCAACCGCAGGAAGGCACTGCGGCTCGTCTGTGGAATCGCCCGGTAGTAGCAACCCAAGCGATGAAGCAAAACGACTTCCTGGTGGGGGCCTTCAAACTCGGCGCGCAGATCTTCGACCGGATGGAAGTTGAAGTATTGATTTCCACCGAGAACGACAAGGACTTCGAGAACAATATGGTCACGCTTCGCGCTGAAGAGCGCTTGGCGTTTGCCATCTACCGTACCGAAGCCTTCGTCACTGGCAAGCTCACGGCTGCGGCCGCTGCGGCTTAAGCTGCCCCAACCCCTAAAGTGGCCGGCACCCCCGGCCCACCGAGGTGAGACATGTCAGATGTATTGATCAAGCCGCTGCGGGCTTACGAGGACCGCGGCACCATCCGCGACACCGACAACGAGCCTTATGCCGCGCCTGTATGGCTGGCCAAGGAGCTGGAGCAACTCAAGCTTTGCAAGATCGTAGGCGAGGCTGGCGCAGCGCTGACCAACAATTCCAGTGACCGCTCGGCGCTGACGATTGCCAAGAAGGGGCAGCGCTGGATTATCGTCGACGCTGAGGGCGCTCAGGTCGGTGACTTTATCGGCAAGAAAGAAGAAGCCGAAAGCGAGTTGGCCAAACTTTTGACCTCCACCACACCGGATCCCGCTGGCAATCCTGAACCTGATGTTCCTAGCGAAGGACCGCCGGTTCAGGACGAGAATTCGACTCCGGAAACCGAGCAGCACCAACCACCTCAGGAGTGACACATGCCCGTCATCAGTATAGAAACGGCCATGCATCACCTGCACGCAGAATCCGAGGATCAGCCGCTCGTGGAGGAATTTCTGGGCGCCGCGGAGGAAGCTGTTATGCAGTTTTTGCAGCGCCGGTTCTATGCCGATCAGGCGGATGTGGATAAGGCGAAGGCTGACACCATTCAGCGCACTCAAGCCGCGAGAGCTTCATACCGGGCTGCGCTGGAGTTGGCCGACGACCCAGAGAACTCTGATATTCGCTGCCGTCTTCGCGAGCGCGCTCGCCAGTCATTGTCTGAAAGCTTTGAGCAGATAGATATGGACGACTTCGGCATCGTGATCAACAAGGCCATACAGGCAGCATGCCTGCTCAAGCTGGGCAACCTCTTCGCCAACCGCGAGGAAGTGGTAATCGGCACGGCCACGGAGCTGCCATTGGCCTCCAAGTCGCTACTTATGCCATACCGCATCGGGATGGGCGTGTAATGCGTGCCGGCCGACTTCGACATCGCATTACGTTCCAGGCGCTGGGCCGACTGCAGGACCCCCAAACCGGCGAAGAGCTGGAGAGCTGGCAAACAGTTTGGGACAAGGTGCCCGCAGCGGTCGAGCCGTTGAGCGCCAGGGATTTCATTGCTGCCCAGGCCAGCCAGTCAGAGGCCGCCGCGCGGATGGTGATCCGCTACCGAGCCGGTGTGCTACCGACGATGCGAATCCTGTACCGGGGGGATACCTACGACATCAAAGGCCCGCCTTTGCCCGATCCCGATTCAGGTCTGGACTATCTCACCATCTTGGTGGCCAAGGGGGTCAACGATGGCTGACTCAGTGGATTTCCAACTGGAGGGTATTGACTCTCTCGTTGGAAAACTCGAATCGATCACTCAGGACATGAAGCGTAAAGGTGGTCGGTCGGCGCTGCGTAAGGCTGCCCAGCTGGTGGCCAACAAGATGAAAGAAGGCGCGCAGCGGATAGACGACCCTGAAACAGGCCGATCTATCGCGGACAACGTCGCGCTTCGCTGGAACGGGAAATTGTTCAAGTCGAGCGGGGACCTGGGTTTCCGGGTTGGTGTTCTGCAAGGCGCTGTCCTCAAGAAGGGCGGCGACAAATCTGCGAACGCTGCGACGCCTCATTGGCGCCTCATCGAATTCGGTACTTCCAAAATGCGGGCGGATCCATTCGCGCGAAAAGCCTTGGCCGACAACATAGCCGAGGCAACCAATACATTCATCACTGAATACGAGAAGGCCATTGACCGCGCGATTAAACGAGCGGCCAAGGCTTCAGGGGGGGCGTGATGTCATATGCACCCATATTCGCCGTATGCGCTGCTGACGCCGGGGTAACGGCACTACTGGGCGTCAGCCCCACCAGGCTTTATCCGTTCGATGATGCGCCCGAAGGCGTGGCGAAGCCGTATGCAGTCTGGCAACTCATCACCGGCAGTCCAGAAAACTACCTCGCCGGCCGTCCTGATGCTGACAGCTTCACGCTGCAGGTCGACGTGTATGCCGCTACAGGCGCGCAGGCAAGGGCAGTGACTGACGCAATCAGTCACGCCATTGAGCTGCAAGCTTACGTGGTCCGCTGGGGTGGCGAGAGCAAAGACGCCGAAACAAAGTTGTACCGGTCGAGTTTCGATGTCGACTGGATAGTGCTCCGGTAGTCCCAACCAACTTTACAGCCCGCCATGAGCGGGTTTTTTTATGCCCGACATTTGGAGAACACAATGGCGATTTTGACTCAAGGCACCCAGATGTATGCGCTGGTGCCTACAACCGCAGACCCGACAAAGCGGGAGGTCATCGAGGTGGAATGCATTACAGCGTTCAACCCGGGCGGCAACCCAGCAGACCAAGTTGAAATTACGTGCCTGAGTGACAAGGTAAGGCGATACCTGCGCGGCTTGCGCACGCCTGGACAGGCTTCGTTCTCAGTAGACGCTGATCCGAAAAACGCCTCACACGTCCGGCTTTACCAGCTTTCCGAGGATGACTCGGTCGAAAATACGTCGTGGGTCATTGGCTGGGCTGACGGCTTCGATATCAAGCCCACCTTAAATGCGGCTGGCGATGATTTCGAGCTGCCACCGACACGCACCTGGTTCGTGTTCGACGGCTATGTCGCCGACTTCCCATTCGACTTCGCAGGAAACACAGTCGTGAAGACTGCGGGCACCATCCAGCGCTCCGGCGGCTCCGCCTGGATTCGCAAGTCGGCTAACGCATAAGGCATCGTGATGAAATTAAGTCTTGAAAGCTTGCGCGGCGTGGGTGCGTTCACCGGTCGCCCGGTCGAGAAAGAAATCAAATGGCAGCAGGGCGAAAAAGAATTCGTCGCCACGGTCTACGTCAGGCCGCTGGGGTTTCAAACGGCGATCAACGATGCACTATCCGCCGCTGGCAAGGTGCAGGTTCACGCGGGCCGAATTGCCGCAAGTATCTGCGACGAAGAGGGAAAGCCCGTCTTCACGGTTGAAGACATCACCGGAGAAGCTGATCCAACGCGTGGCTCGCTCGACCCCAGCCTGACTTTCGCGTTGCTGACAGTCATCGCCCAGGTCAACAACTTGGGAAAGACGGCGCCCTCTCCGACGACGAAGAGTTCTGGCACGAGCTCGTCCTCGCCGGCATCGGCGGGCGTACGATCGCGGAAGCCAAGGAAAGCCTCAGCCTGAACGAGTTCAGGTCCTGGCTGAAGTACCGGGCGCTACGTGGCTCTCTGAACATCGGCATGCGGGTGGAACGCGGATCGGCATTGCTCGCAATGATGTACGCCAACGTGAATTACAAGGACGGTCCGTACAAGATTTTCGACTTCATGCAGCATGAGGTCGAGCCGCCCATCAGTCTCGATCAGGCTATGGAAAGCTGGGCATAAAACTTTAAAGGCCCGCAAATCGGGCTTTACCTTTGGAGGCGAGTTGAATGAGCAAGTCACTGGGCACGCTCACGCTGGATTTGGTGGCCAGGATCGGTTCTTTCACTGGCCCTCTTGACAGGGCAAGCCAAGAGGCAAAGAAACGCAACGCGGAAATCGCCAAGTCTTTTGAAAACCTGGCCAAGGGGGTGGGCGTAGCCATCGCAGCTGTCCCTGCCGCTCTGACAGGGCTGGTCGCCTACACGGCCGGCAGCGCTAAGGAAATCTCCAACCTTGCAGCGCTGGCTGGTCTCGGAACAACTGAGTTCCAGAAATACGCGGCAGGCGCGAAAACTGTTGGCGTTGAGCAGGACAAGCTCGCGGACATCTTCAAGGATACCAACGACAAGCTGGGCGACTTTTTCAACACCGGCGGCGGCGAGCTGAAAGACTTCTTCGAGGTCATCGCGCCGAAGGTAGGTGTGACAGCGGAAAGCTTCAAAAAACTCAACAGCGCCGAAGCTCTTCAGTTGTATGTTTCGACCCTTGAGAAAGCGAATGTCTCCCAGGCTGAAATGACCTTCTATATGGAAGGCATTGCTGACGAGGCTAGTGCACTCGTTCCCTTATTGCGCAACGGTGGGAAAGAGTTCAAGCAGCTTGGCGATGCTGCGGAGTCCGCCGGCGCTATTCTTAGCGTTCAAACCATAGCCGTCTCGAAACAGTTTTCGAGCGAGCTTATGGGGCTCATGCAGAACTTGCAGGGGACAAAAAACAAGATCGCTGATGATTTCATGCCAGTGGTTCAGCAATTGACAAAAGACCTTAACGACAGCGTCAAAGCGGGTGGCGGTGTAACAAAGGTCGTGGGGGAGATGGGCGACAAGCTCGTTACCGCAACTGCATTTGTCGTTAGTGCTGGCGATGGAGTTACGAGAGTATTCAAGATCGTTTCGGATACCCTTGTAGGTATGTACGCGACGGCAGTTGGCTACACGTCTTCGATGATGGCGGATGTCGCAGCGGGTTTGGCAAAGTTCACCATCGGTGATGTGTCCAATCAGTTCATAGCTGACAGTGTGCGCCTGCGCGATGAGGCTAAAGTGAACTTTGGCGCTGCCGCTGAGGCGGCAGCTGGGATCAAGGCAAGTCTCGAAACGCCACTCGCGGGCGATACGATTAAGAAATACATCACGGATGCGCGGGCTGCTGCGGGCGAGTACCAGCGCCTATTTGGTGGTACCGGCTTCAGTGATCAGGGTGGAAAGGGCAGCGGAGTCGACCCTAAAGCTCTGGAAGCGGCGAAGCAGGCTGCAAAGGACGCCGCGTCGGCGGCGAAGAAACTGAGCGATACCGTCAAGGGTTCTGAGACCGACCTGCAGCGTCAGATCGCGCTGATCAATACCAGCAAGGACGCGCAGAAAAACGCTACGGAAGTGGACAAGATTCGCTTCGAAGTTGCATCGGGCAAGCTCGTCGGGATCAACGCCGTTCAGCAGAAGCGCCTCGAGGGCCTGGCATCGGAGCTGGATGCTCTCCAAAAACTCAAGGTTGCGAACGAGGAAGAGGCCAAGGCAGTTAGCTTCCTTGCCACACTTAAGGATGAGAATGCTGCCACTCGCGGCGGCTTCGATATGGAGCTTGCTGGCGCAGGGATGGGCGACAAGGCCCGGGATCGCCTGAAGCAGGATATGGCCATTCTGGAGGATTACACGCGAAAGGCTGCAGACCTCCAGGCGCAGCGCAACTCCGGCGATATCAGCGCAGACCTGTACGCCAAAGAGACCGGCATGCTCTCCGAAGCACTGGCTGAACGAACGGTCATCCAGCAGGACTATTACAATCAGCTCGAAGAGGCCCAATCTAACTGGATGGCGGGCGTTAGTGATGCCTGGCAAAACTACGTTGATGCGGCAGAAGACTACTCGGCGATCGCGGCCGATTTCGTCTCCGGCAGCCTGAATGATTTGACTGGCGGCCTGGGCAACGTTTTCTCCGACGTGGTCACCGGTGCAAAGGACGCTGGAGACGCTATCGCTGACTTCGCGGGGAACATGGCGAAGTCGGTTATCAACGCTCTGAGCGACATGGCAGCGCAGTGGCTTGTATATCAGGGCATTCAACTGCTCGTTGGTAAAAGCGGGCAATCGGCGGCGGCCACCGGCTTGATCGCCAACGCGCAGGCAGCGTCTGCGCAGGCAGCGCTGAACGCTTACGCATCGACCGCCGGTATTCCGCTGATCGGTCCAGCTGCTGCGCCGGCCGCCGCACTCGCCGCTGCTGCTGCAACTGCGCCAATGGTCGCCGCCGTATCCGCGTCCGCACTCGCCGGTATGGCCCACAACGGTATGGACAACATCCCGAAGGAAGGCACCTGGCTGCTCGATGGCGGTGAGCGCGTGCTCAACCCGAACCAAAACCGCGACCTGACGAAGTACCTGGCTGATAAGGCCGGGAGTGGTACTGGCGGTGCGCCGTCTTTCACCATCAACGCGCCAGTGAGTGTCCAGGCCCAGCCCGGTATGACTGACTCTGAGGCGGCCAGACAGGGCTCGGCGATATCGTCGGCACTTGAGGCTCAGCTCGGGCAGTTTCTGGACAGAGAAATGCGCCAGGGCGGACGTCTTTGGAGGCGAACGTAATGGCTGAGACATTCGATTTTGACGTACAGGTCGGCGCGTCCGGCGACGTGAAACAGCGCACTTGGTCGAACGACTTCGGCGACGGCTACACCCAGGCAGGCGGCGTCGGTATCAACACCAAATCGCAGGCGTGGGACGTGACGGTAACCGGACGGTTCGGCGTGGGCCAAAAGCTCCAGCAGGTCCAGGACTTTCTCGACCGACATGAGGGTTTCAAGTCATTCCTCTGGACGCCGCCGGGCGGCGTGCAGGGCCGATACACATCGAACGGCTACAAGCCGTCGACACTCGGCAACGGTCTGCACTCGCTGTCCACGAACTTCAAGCAAACATTCAAACCATGAAACAACATGACGCGGCAGAGCCGCAGGAGAAGTGTATGAGTGACGATGGGAAAAATATTACGCAGAAATTAGAAGATATCAAAAGAGAGCTTCAAGAGCTGAAGGCCCAACTCAATCAAGAGTCAGGCCAAAGGGCCTCGGCAGATGAAGAGCTTTCATCTCGAATTCACAAGCTTTCAGCCGGTATTCCTTAGCAGGTATGTTCTTTCGCAGCCTCTTGCTTGGCAAGTTGTTCAATTTCAGAGATGGTCAAGTTATTGATTGGAGTGGTCGGGGTTACCCAGATTTGCGTTTGAGTGCCTGACGCATCGCTCTTCAGAGAAACCAAAAGACGACCATCTTCAGAAATACTTACGGTTGTGATTTGAAACGACATTTGACCTCCTGGTCATAAACGCGCCGAAATTGGCGCATCCCCAGCCCGCGGGCTTGCAGGCAACGGACCGAGGCGGTTCGCTGGAGGCGCAACGCTACTACGGCTGCTGATGAATGCGTTACTGGCCTTTTGTCCACGCTGTACAACCAATCAGCTGCCATCCAAATCCCTGACCCCGCCAATTGCGGGGTTTTTCGTAGGTAACCACCATGATTTACAGCGCGGACATCCAGAAGCTGGAGCCCGGCAACCAGATTCGCCTGTACGAACTGGATGCGACGAGGCTGGGAGCCACGCTCTGGCGCTTCCACGGGCATGAGCATGAGGGCGACATCATCTGGCAGGGCCAGCTGTATTCGCCTATCCAGATCGAGGTCACCGGCTTGGACATCCGTGGTGATGGCCGCCCAGCCACACCCAAGCTCAGGCTGGCCAACGAGCTGTCGGGTATTCCGCGAGCTGTTTCTGCTCTCTGCCTGCAGTTCAAGGACCTGGCCGGCGCGAGCTTCAAGGTGATCGAAACGTTCAAGCACTTCCTGGATGCCGCGAACTTCGACGGAGGGAACCCAGATGCCGCAGATCAAAGCCGCACCAGCCTTTGGAGGATCGAGCAGAAGACCGAAGAGAACTTTTCGGCGGTCGGCTTCGAGCTTTCCAGCCCCATCGACATGGAAGGCCAGCAGCTGCCGTCCCAGCAGATCACCAAGTTGTGCCGCTGGGCGATGCGCGGCCAGTACCGGCAGGAGGCTTGCGCCTACACAGGCATCGCGTATTTCGACAAGAAGAACGAACCCACCGACAACCCTGCGCTTGACCGCTGCGGTGGCTGGTGGAGCAGCTGCAAGTTGCGCGGCAATACCCGCCGGTTCGGCGGCTCAATGGGCGCAAGCCTGATCGCCAAGGGATAACCATGCGAATCAATCAAAAGCTTCAGGACGACATGAGGACGCACGCCGAGCAGTCACACCCGGCCGAGGCCTGCGGGCTGCTGATCAAGACCGAGGCCGGGCGTGAATACGTGCCGTGCGGCAATGTGGCCACCAACCCGCTGCAGCACTTTCTGATCGACAAGCACGACGCTGCGGCGGCAGAAGACAGGGGCGAGGTGCTGGCCATCGTGCACAGCCACCCCGACCGAGCCGCAACGCCGAGCATGACCGACCTGGTCAGCTGTGAGCTGCATGAATTGCCTTGGGCGATTGTGAGCTGGCCTGGCGGTGACATTCAGTGGTTCAAACCGAGCGGTTTCCAGGCCCCCTTGCTGGGCCGGGACTTCTCTCATGGCCTCCTCGATTGCTGGGCGGCCTGCCGCGACTGGTACGCCCGCGAGGCCTCACTCCCGCTGCCGAACTTCGAACGCAAGGAACTGTGGTGGGAAGATCCGGACAGCCCCAGTCATTACGAAGAGAACTACGAGGCCTGCGGCTTCGTCCGGGTCGAACAGCCCGAGCGCGGCGACCTACTGGTGTTCCAGGTCCCTACCGTGGGCAGGCCTTGTCACTTCCCGAACCACGCCGCGATCTACCTCGGGGCCGATGCCAGCCTGCGCAGCGAGGACGCGCCAGCACTGGGCGGGTCTGGTCCGTTCATCTATCACCACATGCCCGGTCGCCTGGCTGCCCGTGAGGTCTACGGCTGGTCGATGGCCAACCGCGTGAAACTTATCCTGCGCCACAAGGAATACACCCCATGACCATGCGCACCATCTTGCTCTACGGCGTCCTGCGAAAGCATTTCGGCCGGGAGTACCGTATCGACGTGCACAGCGTGCGCGATGCCGTGAATGCCCTTTGCGCGATGAAGCCTGGCTTCGAGAAGTTTCTGCGGACCGGCGAAGAGCGTGGCTTGGTGTTCAGCGTCTTCTGCGGCAAGCGCAACGCCGGCGAGGCCGAGTTCGATATGCAGGGCAGCGAAAACACCGATATCCGCATCGTGCCGCTGATCCAAGGCAGCAAGCAGGCTGGCCTGTTCCAGGTGGTGCTGGGCGTCGCGCTGGTTGTGGGCGGCCTTGTCTCCGGCGGTACGAGTACAGCGCTCGGCCTGGGCCTGCTCGGTGCGGGTGCGGCGACAGGTCTTGGCGGCGTGGTGCAGATGCTTTCGCCGACGACGACCGCCAGCGTCGGCAGCAACAACGACGATGGAAACAACCCCAGCTATGGCTTTGGGGGTGCGGTGACCACCGTTGCCCAGGGCAACCCCTATCCCGTGCTCTACGGCGAACGAGAGATCGGCGGTGCCGTCGAGTCGGGCGGCATTTACACACAAGATCAGATTTGATCATCAGGTAACACCAGACCCGCTTCGGCGGGTTTTCTTTTTTCTGGGGGCGGTATGGGAAGTGCGGTAGCAGCGCGAAGCATTCGCGGGAGCAAGGGCGGCGAGGCGACAGAGAAAAAGCCGACGATTGCGTTAAACAGCACAGCTTCCATTGCTACCGCGCGCATCGTCTACCTGTGGAGCTGGGGGCCGATCGTTGGCCCAGTGGACGGCCTGCGCTCGGTAAAGCTCGACGGTACGCCGTTGGTGGCCGAGGACGGAACGGTCAATTTCCCAGGCGTGAAGTGGCAGTTCCGCAATGGCGAGCTGAACCAGCAGCGTCTTGAGGGCATTGCCGAGTCCAGCAACGAAGTCGACGTAAACCAGCAGTTGCTCAGCACCACGCCTTACCTGCGCACCGTGAATAACCCGGTGCTGGATGCGCTTCGCATCCGGTTCAGCTGGCCACAACTCCAGTCGCAGGACCAGAGCGGCAACATCAACGGCGTGCGAATCGATTACGCGATCGACCTGGCCACTGACGGCGGGCCGTTCGTTCAGATCCTGGCGGACTACGTAGACCGCAAGAACGTCACCAAGTATGAACGCAGTCACCGCATCAACCTGCCTGCGGGCAGCCGCTGGACTATGCGCGTGCGCCGGATCACGCCGGAGGCCAACAGCTCGCTGATTCAGGACAGCATGTTTATCGAGGCGGTGGCCGAGGTCGTAGACAGCGATCAGGAGTTTCCGCTCACCGCCGTGGGCTGCGTTGAATATGACGCCCAGCAGTTCGGCGGCGATATCGCCAAGATTGCAGTGCTGATGCGAGGGCGCATCGTGCGCGTGCCGACCAACTACGACCCGGAGACGCGGACCTATGCAACGTCCGGCGCGGGCACCAGCAACGGAATTTGGGACGGTACGTTCAAAGAGGCCTACACGAACAACCCGGCCTGGGTGTGCTACGACATTGCGCTGAACCCGTATTACGGCCTCGGACACCGGATCGATGCCACGATGGTGGACCGCTGGAACCTGTACCGCATTGCGCAGTATTGCGACCAGATGGTGCCAAACGGCATGGGCGGTATGCACCCCCGGATGACTTGCAATATCTACCTGCAAAAGCAGGCAGATGCCTACGCGGTGCTGCAGGACCTGTCGGCCATCTTCCACGGCATGAGCACCTGGGATGGCAGTCAGATCACGTTCAACGCCGACATGCCAGGCGACCCGGTCTACACCTACAACCCGTCGCAGATCCTGAACAACGGTGAAATCCAGTATTCGGGCACCCGAGCGCGCGACCGCCACAACCTGGCAATGGTGACGTGGGACAACCCGGACCAGAGTTTTACGACGGACAAAGAGCCTGTCTTTGATGACGTAGCGATGGCCGAATCTGGATCGGTCAACGAACTGTCGGTGGACGCCTACGGCTGCACTTCACTCGGGCAGGCGCAACGCGCTGGCCAGTATGCGCTGATCACCGAACAGACGCAGACAAGGCCCGCGACCTTCCGCGTCGGCCTGGATGGCGGCATTCCGAAGACAGGGCAGATTATTGCCGTGGCTGACCCCATGCTGGCCGGTCGTGCGAACGGCGGGCGGATCAGCGCGGTGGCGGGGCGCGTCATCACCGTTGACCGCGACATCGATCTGTCGACCGGTGCCAAGCTGCGGGTGAACTTGCCCAGCGGCAAGACCGAGGCGCGCGTTATCACCTCGCTCACCGGCCGGCGGGCAACTGTGGCGGCCAGCTTCAGCGAAGTGCCGGAAGCCGAATGCGGCTGGATACTCGAATACGACGACCTGAAAACCATGCAGTTTCTGGTGCGCAACATCACGCGCCCGGAATGGCACCAGTACCAGCTCGAGTGCATCCAGCACGAACCGAGCAAGTTTGACGCCATCGACTTCGGCGCCGTCGTGGACATCCGCCCAATCAGCGGCATTCCAGTTGGCGTGCAGGCAGCGCCGGACGCCGTGTTCGTGACCCAACACGTTGTGATCGAGCAGGGCATTGCGGTTACCAACATGACCATCAGTTGGGACGCTGCGCCAGGCGCGGTTGCGTATGACGTGGAATGGCGCTGGGGCTCGCGCGAGTGGGTCAAAGTGCCGCGCACTGGCGAGCAGTCGGTGGATGTGCCGGGTATCTACTCCGGTCAGTACATGGCCAGGGTTCGCGCTGTCAGCGCCTTGAACGTTTCGTCCTTGCCGGCCACGTCGCTGCTGACGAACTTGCAGGGCAAGACCAGTTTGCCGCCTGCCGTCACGTCGCTGACCGCCACTTCGCTGATCTTCGGGATCGCGCTTAAGTGGACTTTCCCACCTGGTGCGGAGGACACACAGCGCACGGAAATCTGGTACGGGCCGACGACCGACCTGGCCAAGGCCACGAAGCTCAGCGACCTGGCCTACCCGCAGTCTGAACACGTCATGCAGCACTTGAAAGCAGGCGTGACGTTCTTCTTCTGGGCGCGACTAGTGGACCGGACAGGGAATATCGGGCCGTGGTACCCGACCGGCGTTGGCGTGATGGGGCAGACCAGCAGTGACGCAGGACCTGTTCTGGGTCTGCTGGACAAGCAGCTGACCGAAAGCCAGTTCGGTGAACACCTGCTTGGCAGGCTCGACCTCATCGACGGCGACGGCCCTGGCTCGGTGAACGAGCGACTGGAAGAGCTCAAAGCCAATATCGGGGAAATCACCGACGCGCTGGTCTACGTGCCGACCGACCCCTACGTGCGCGACAACACCGTGCGCGTGGGAGACAACCTCTGGACGGCCATTGATCCAGTCCCTGCCAAGGCCGACGGGTCAAACGGCCCGCCAAACCCTCTGTACTGGGTCAATACCGGGCAGTCGATTCGCTCGGCCAATGCCCAAGCGGCGCAGGTCAGCAAGAACACCGCCGATATCTCGACGGTTGACGGCAAGACCACCGCGACAGCTACCCAGCTGCAAGCGGTTCAAGCTCAGTACCGATCAGACAGCGTGGAAGGCGATCTGCTCGAAGCATTGAAAGGGTGGGACAGCACGGCCAGTTACGCGCAGGAAGTAAAGGTCAGGACAGAGCAGGACTTTGCCCAGGCGCAGCGCACTACGTTGCTGGATGCTCGGGTGGGAGGCACCGAGTCGAAAATCAGCATTGTTGAAACTGCTCAAGCTACGGACAGGGAGGCTACCACCCAGCAAATTACGAATCTGACGGCGACGGTTACCACGAACCAAACAACGGTTCAGGCGGCCCTTCAGTCCGAAGCGGTCACGAGGTCTAACGCTGACGGTGCGTTGTCTACCCGGATTGAGACGGCGCAGGCCAAGGCAAACGACGCGACAGTTGCGGTTCAGCAGACAACCAGCGCCTTGGCCACCACCAACAACAAGCTGGCCGGAATCTGGTCGGTGAGAATGGAGCTCACGCAAAACAACATCCCTTACGCGGCCGGGTTCGGTCTTGGACTTGAAAGCGGGGCGGCAGGCACGACCTCGCAGTTCGTAGTGAGGGCCGACACGTTCTTGGTGATGAATACCAGCTCGCAATCGCCGCAGTCGTTTTTCGGCATTACTGGCGGGCAGACATTCATTCAGTCGGCGTTCATTCAAGACGGAACAATCACCAACGCAAAAATCGGTAGTTACATCAGTTCGACCAATTACCTTGCCGGGCAGAGTGGCTGGATTCTCAACAAAAACGGCACGCTCGAAATCAACGGTATGGTCGCAGGGGGCGGAAGATTGGTTATTACAAACCGCTCTGTCCGTGTGTATGACCAGAACGGCGTTAAGAGAGTGCAGCTCGGAGACCTCAGCGAATGAGCAACGGGATGAGGGTATGGGGCGCGGATGCTGCGCTTCAGCTGGACGAGAATTCGTTCACGATCCGGGTTGTGTTGTCGACGCTCGTTACCTTCTCCGGCACCACAAAGACCAGCCAGGACTTTGCTGTGCCGGGTGTCGGGCCGGGTAACGGTGTTGCAATCGTGATACCGGCAGGCGTTTACGACGGCAATCAGAGGCAGCACGAAACGGAGCTCGTTGACGGTATAGCGAGGGTTTACAACCACACCAGAACTTACGGCTCAAGCACGGTTTCAAACGGCACCATGCGGCTGCTTGTCATGAGGTTTTCATAATGGCGGAAGCATATGGCCTGGAGTTTTCCAATAACAGCAATGTGGTAATTCTCGATTCGCAATATGCGCGTCTGATGGTGATTGCTTCGGGACGCTATCAGCCCACCGAGGAAAGCGGGCTTGGCTCAACCACCTACTTTCCTCGGCCTGTTACATCACAAGAACCACCCTTGGTGTTTGTGCGTCCCGACACCGTGAATGCGGTTGCTGGGCTTTGCATGATGCGTCTTGTTGGATCGGCCGGTAACTGGACGGGTTTCTATGTGCGGGCGTATGACGTGAACACTGCTCAACCCAACGGCCGCTATTTCGTTGCTCAATTTGCTGCCCAGCCGGTGGCTGACTATGGAATGCGGCTTTGGGATGGTGCGACCAACTTGCTGTTTGACTCCGGAACTTCAAGTGCAAACTTCACGCGCTCGTTCCAATCGTGGAGTTATGAGAGGTTTGATTACACCAGTCAAAATCTTGTCAGGTGTTATTACTCTGTGCCATTTAACTTCCCTGAGAACGAATATCTATTGATTAACTCGTTTGGTATGGGGCTGAACTCGGGTAGCGCCATATCGCGAGCGCTGTATTGCTGGTGGGACTTTCCGAACAGTAAGCTTTACGCGATCACTATTGCCGCTGCTAACCCAACAGCATTTTTCCTACCGGCAGTCTTCGCAAAGATGAATGTCTGAAATCCATTTAGTGAGTAACAAATATGCCTTGGCTTAGAAACGGTACTGTGTCCGTGACAAACGGATCAACAACTGTAACTGGCGTGAACGTAGCGTTTGACGCTAACTCGCGAGTGGGTGATGCATTCGTAGGTCCGGACGGACTTAATTACGAGATCGCCAACGTGGCCAGCCCCACGGTTATCTCGATTCTGCCACCCTATAAGGGCGCGACAGTCAGCGGTGCCGCATACGCAATCATGCCGGTGCAAGGCTACGATAAAATGCTGCGCGACGCTTTCAACCAGCTGCGGGTACAGTTCGGCGACCAGATGGCCGCACTCGGCACTACTGGCAACTACGACACGCTTCCGGTAGACAAGGGCGGCACTGGCGGAGCTAACCAAAAGGATGCCCGTACTGGGCTCGGCTTGGGCTCGGTGGCCGTTGAGAACACAGTCCCGGTCGCGAAGGGCGGTACTGGCCGCACGGATGGAAGGTTGCTGTTATCTGAGGTGGGGGTTCAGCAGGCCGCCGCTCTTTATGCCTCCCAGGGTTTGTACATGGGCTGGAACTCTAATTCGCAGGGTGAAGGCCATTTCGTAGTAAACCGTGGCGGCGGTGCTGGCGGGTTCACCTGGCGGTCAGTGAATGCTGGTAATACAGCCACCGGCCCAGCAATGGCGTACAGCTACGAAGGGTTGCTTACGGTTTCTTCGCTTTCTGTGACTGCTGCCCCGATCAGCATTGCATCAGGCGGCACTGGCGGCAACAGCCAGACCACAGCGCGGAACTCGCTGGGTGTCGGCCCAGACTCTGCTCCCACGTTTGCGGGCTTGGAACTAAGCAACAACGCACCCTATATCGACTTCCATTACAACAAAACTGCAGCTGACTATGACGTCAGGCTTATAAACTCTGCCGCCGGCATTCTCACGCTTCAGGGAGCTTATGAGGTGACAGGGCGGCTGGCATCGGCAGGGACTTGGTGCCGGGCAGGTCTGAGTGCCGGTCGTGGCGGGACTGTCTACAACTACAACTGGACCGGCTCGAACGTTGACGTCTGGATCGACAACACCTACGTCGGGACCATGACCCTGTTCGGGTCTGACTACCGTTTCAAGAAGTACATCGCCGATGCGAAAGTGCCTTCGTACCGCGATCGCATTAACGCTTACAGAATCGTCACCTACCAGCGCAAGGTGTTCGGCGCAGTGTTTCGTGGCGATGGCACCACCTATCAAGGCCTGATTGCACATGAGGCGCAGGCGGTAAATCCCCTGGCCGTGACCGGCGAGAAGGACGGCGTCGACGAAAGCGGCAACGCGCGCATTCAGCAGTTGGACCCAATGGCCTTGATCACTGATCTGATGGGCGCTGTCAAAGAGCTGCACTCCGAATCGGTAGAGCTGCGTGCCGAACTGGCGGCGCTCAAGGCATCGATTCAACCAGCCCCAGAACCTGCCGCCGCATAACACCAGAACAGCAGCACCCGCACCCCGCCATCGAGCGGGTATTTTTTTGCCTGGAGAAACACCGATGCCTATCACAGCGCAGCAACTACTGCAGATCCTCCCGAACGCCGGCCAGAAAGCCGGCGTTTTTGCACCCGTCCTCAACACGGCGATGAGCAAGTACCAGATCGCGACCCAACTTCGCATCGCGGCATTCATCGCCCAGGTCGGTCATGAGTCCGGCCAGTTGACGGTTACGGTAGAAAATCTGAACTACAGCGCAAAGGGTTTGCAGGCCACCTGGCCAAAGCGGTTCGACGCGACATCAGCTGCCGAGTACGCACGCCAGCCCGAGCGCATCGCGAACGTGGTTTATGGTTCGCGACTTGGCAACACCGCCCCAGGCGACGGTTGGAAGTACCGTGGCCGTGGCCTGATCCAAGTGACTGGGAAAGCCAATTACGAGGCATGTGCGGAAGCACTGGGCCTGGACCTTATCAACCACCCCGAATTGCTCGAGCTGGCGCAGCACGCCGCGATGTCGGCGGCGTGGTTCTGGCACCAGGCCGCGCTCAACACGCTGGCCGACAAAGGCGACTTCTTGACCATCACCCGTCGTATCAACGGCGGCACGAACGGCCTTGCCGACCGGCAGGCGCTGTATGCGCGGGCGCTTGAGGTGCTGGCGTGAAGGCCCTGCCGTGGAAGGCAGTCGGCCTGCTGCTGGTCCTGCTGGCGCTGGCCGGTGCGTTGTACGGAGCATACCGGCACGGTGTGACCGTCACCGATCTGGCCTGGAAGGCGAAGTGGGCCGAGGAAGTCAGCACCCAATCCGAAGCGGTGGCCACCACGACCACCGAATACCGAACCGAAGAGCAACGCCGCCAGAAAGCGGCCAACCAGGTGGCAAACGATGCAAGACAAAACCAGACCGCTGCGCTTACTGATGGCTCTGTCGACGATGCTTCTGGTGAGCTCATGCGCATCGAAGCCGGAAAAATGGCAGCAACCGCAAGTTGCGTGCCCAGCGATACCGGAGCTTCCGATCGAAGCAAGGCAGCCACCCGCGCCGCCATGGTGCTCTCCGACTTGCTCGGCAGGGCTGACGCGCGAGCGCGAGAGCTGGCTAAGGCTTATGACCAGTCCCAAATAGCAGGGCAGGCGTGTAACCGCTTTGTCGATGAGCTATCCAGCACCACCAATTCAGCCAGGCCGTAGGCCGCCGGGAAGCATTGTGCAGACGACCACAAAGCAAGAAGCCTACACCAGCACCATGAAAGATCGGCAGGCGTTGTACGCCCGGGCTAAAGGCTCTGGCGTGACACGCTGGAAGCCTGATTAGAATTCGTGCTTCACGCACAAAAGGAGCGGCTGGTAAGGATGCGTCAACATCCGTCCCAGCCACCGAACCGCAGACTATTCCTGCAAGTCCAGCCAAGGCCCCCGCTCTGTGCACAAAGCGCGGCGAGCCTAGCACCTGTTTATCCATACAGTAAAGGCTTGCATATGACTAACCCGATTGTTCCCTGGATGGGCGGCAAGCGTCGCCTCGCCGACCGCCTTATCCCCCTTTTCCCACCGCATGAATGCTATGTCGAAGTTTTCGCTGGTGGAGCTGCTCTGTACTTTATGCGACCGCAGGCCGCCCCTGTTGAGGTTCTAAACGACATAAATGGCGAGTTGGTCAGCTTGTACCGGGTGGTGCAGAACCATCTCGAGGAATTTGTACGCCAGTTCAAATGGGCGCTTAGCTCCCGACAAGTGTTCGAATGGCAAAAAATGACACGCCCTGAAACTCTCACTGATATTCAGCGCGCCGCTCGGTTTTTCTATCTCCAGCACCATGCTTTCGCAGGTAAGGTCACTGGCCAGACATTTGGAACCGCGACCACTGGCCCTGCCATAAATCTGCTGAGGATCGAGGAAAACCTTTCTGCAGCTTGGCAGAGGCTTTCTGGCACGTATGTCGAGAACCTTCCTTGGCTGGACTGCGCCGAGCGTTACGACCGCGCGCATACCTTTCACTACATGGATCCCCCGTACTGGAAAACCGCTGGCTATGGCGTGGATTTCCCGTTCGAAAATTACGAGCGGATGGCTGATTTCATGCGGAGATGTAAAGGCAAAGTGATGGTGAGCATCAATGATCACCCGGACATCAGGAAGGTTTTCGACGGCTTCCATTTCGAACAAGTGGATATTCGCTACACCACCTCGAATCAGCGACAAGGCAAGAGCGAGGTGAGTGGGGAGCTCGTGATAATGAATTGGGAGCCGTCTGCGCTTGGGGGCTTGTTCTAAGGCTTCGCGCCGTATTTCCATCCGTTCCAATCAGCCCTGGGGGCAAAATGCAGACATCGATTAAACAAGAAACTTACGACCGCACGATGAAAGTGACGTTGGCAGTGAAGGCGAACGGCGGGTCGGTGACGGTCCAGATCCAGGCCGGTGATAACTGGATCACCACCGACACGTTCTGGAAAGACGGTGGCTATCAGCTGAGCATTCCGCCCGCGACGATCCGCTACGTGCCCGCTGCTGGCGCTGCGTTTGAGGTGTACGCATGAGCCTTCTGGTCAACCCGATCCCACGCCGCCAACCGATCCGGCGGGGCCTGGGCCTGCTCGGCGACAGCTTCTCGGGCAACTGCCACACCATCGCGGCGACGGCGTTTGGCACAGAGGCCTATGGCTATGCGGGCTGGATAGCGGCGCGCACCGGCCTGTTTCCCAGCTATGTCGACAACCAGGGCAAGCTCGGCGACCACACCGGGCAGTTTCTGGCCAGGCTTCCGGCCTGTATTGCGTCGTCCACTGCCGACCTGTGGCTGCTGCTGTCGCGCACCAACGACAGCACCACGGCAGGTATGAGCCTGGCCGACACGAAAGCCAACGTGATGAAGATCGTCACCGCGTTCCTGAACACGCCCGGCAAGTACCTGATCATCGGCACCGGTACGCCGCGCTTCGGTAGCAGGGCGCTGACCGGGCAGGCGCTGGCCGATGCGATCGCTTACAAAGACTGGGTGTTGAGCTACGTCAGCCAGTTCGTGCCGGTCGTGAACATCTGGGACGGCTTCACAGAGGCAATGACCGTTGAAGGCCTGCACCCGAATCTCCTGGGTGCCGAGTTCATCAGTTCGCGGGTGGTGCCGATCATCACCGCCAACTTCGAATTCCCCGGCATCCCGCTGCCCACGGACGCTGGCGACGTTTACTCGGCCATCCGCCCGTTCGGTTGCCTCAATGCCAATCCTCTGCTGGCTGGCACCGGCGGTTCTCTGCCTGCTGGCGTGAATGCCGCGGTCGGGTCGGTGCTGGCGGACGGATACAAGGCCGTAGGCTCTGGCCTGACCGGTATCACCACGCGCTGGTTCAAGGAGCCTGCCGCCTATGGCGAGGCGCAGTGCATCGAGCTGCGTGGCAACATGGCGGCTGCGGGCGGCTACATCTACATGCAACCCACGGCCAACGTGGTACAGACCAACCTGGCGGCCGGCGACGTTATCGAAATGGTGTCGGCGGTAGAGATCGTCGGTTCGTCGCTCGGCATTCTGGCCTGGGAGGCTGAGTTGACCATAACCAAGCCCGTCAGCGGGGCTTCGACTACCTTCTATTACCGATCTATGGACAAGTACCAAGAACCGTTCACCATGCCTGCCAGCTTCTCCGGGCAACTGGAAACCCAGCGCGGGACCATCGATCTGACCGAAACAGTCATCACCTCACGCATGGGTCTGTATCTGGCCGCCGGCGTGCCGCAGAACTCAGCGGTCAAGGTCGCGCAGTTCGGCATCCGCAAGGTGTAGATCAGGGGCTGGGCAGCCCACCACGATATCGGCGTGCTTGATAACCAGCGGGGCGGCTGGCGGCAGCCTGTTCGGGCAATGCGGATCTTCGATAAAGCCCCGCCCATCGCAGTGCGTGCAATCTTCGCGCGCTGCGAATCCATCCAGGCAATGAAGGCATCTGATAAATATCGAGTAGCTGTGACGCTCCCACAGAGCAACGTAGGCTTTGAAGTCGCCTTGGTCGAGCGCGATCACTGAGGCGTAGATGAGCGCTCGATATTGATCCTCGTCGCTCAAGCGCTGGTAGCTCACACCGTTGATCTGCCTGCATTGCTCCACCAGCGTCAACGTCTGACCGGTTTCGGTATAGATGTATCGGCCCTCCAGAACGCCGTACTTTTTGTAGTCCCTCATGATGAGTTCGTTTTCAGCATTGAGAAAAGCGAAGTGGGCGGCGTGGTATGGACACTGATCAGCATCATGCAGAACATACCGTGAGTTCAGCAGGCTACCGACCACGGAGCCACCTTTGTTGAAGGCCAGGTATTCCGATGCCTGGTGCCGCCATTCGTGATTGCCTTCCTCGGTGAAGTGGCAGAACGCGGCGCTGGCCAGCTCGAACAGTTCAAAGCGCTCCAATGGATCGACCAGCCCGCTGACCTGCATGTCTTCGGCCATGCGTGCCAGAAACCGGTAGGTGACCGCAGGGTTCGTCCATTCCCTTCTGTCGTTGAGCCTTTTGTGCCATTCGGCCAAGGTTTCCGAGCTATTGCTCTCGTTCAT